ATAGCAGCCACAGCAGGTTTGAGTGCCACACCAGCCGCGGTAAACGTACCGATGTTTCGTGCCATCTCGGAGAAATTATAGATCGTCTGATCCGAGTAGTGGTTCAATTCATCGAGAGCAGCGGTGACATCCTTCAGATTTGTTCCTGCTGAAACCGTGTTCGACAGAATCGTCTGAATGGAGTTCAGGTTAGTCTCATATTCGCGAAAACCCGCCATGATAGGTTCTACGCTGAGAGACTTGACCATGTTTTGACCAGCAAATATCGCCTGGTTGGTCACGTTCTGAATCGCCGACATTCCAACGATTCCCATGGTCTTAAACCGGTCAGAAATACGTTGTACCCCATCCTCGATGGTCCTCAACGCACCAGACTGCTTGTGTGCGGCGGCGCCAAGGTTATCGAGTCCCTTGGTACCCTCCTGCATTTTCAGTTTCTGATTGAACTGTTCGAGCTTCTGAAGACTCTTGTCGATGCCGGCCAGGAATTGTTCACCCTGGAACTTCATCGCCACTACGCGCTCTTCGATAGTAGCCATTTAGGAGGAGGTCACCGCCTTTCTTACTCGTTGCTCGATTCGATCGAATATGGGTTTCATGGCAGGGTTGATGTAATCGATGCCTTGCACATAGCCACCCGTCCCAGTCGAATAACCATACTGGAGCATGATGGCCACGGGAAAGCCGGTCTCAACATCGGTGTTATACCAGGTAATCGTTAGATTTGCCCTGGTCTTTTCGATTTTATAGTTCCAACTGGATGCTGCCAAGCCCGATTCTTTAGGAGTAGCCGACGCTAGAGCTGTGACTCCATCGCGAGCGTAGGAGTCCAACCCGTTGTACATATCACCACGGGATAATCTCCTGAGAAAATCTTCTGTTTTCCTGAAGGATCCGCTCGAACTGAAAGAAATCACAGCAACTCCTTACGGCGCGATCCAGGCTCCACCAACACGCTTCTTGGGTTTAGCCGTCACCCATGCTCCACCGACGCGAACCTTGACTTTGGTGTTGGCCGTCAGTGAAACCCATGAACCACCGACGCGAACCTTGACCTTGGGATTTGTTCCCGTTCCATTGTTGGTCCAGAAAGATGCATCATCAACGTCAGCGACCCATGTCGAAGACCCCGACCACACACCGGCCAGCATAGAAATTCCAGAAGTGGCCTTGGTGAATGTTCCGCCCACTGTCGTGCGCGCCAATTCGGTCCAGGTTTGACCGTCGCTGGACTTGTAGAAGCGCAGAATATTGTCTGCGCCCATATTGCCACAGCCCAACCAATCGTTGGCTGTCCAGCTTGATCCAAGCCCAACAGTGGTGTCAGTAATAACATCACTGGAATGGGTTGCTGAACCGAATGTTTCAATACCCAATGTTGCATTGATAGGACTCGAGAACAACGTAACGTGATTACCAGCGCCATCATGAGCGCCGATATAAAACTCAGTCTCTGCCGTCGCCGTACCACTCTTGGCGAACTTAACGGCCCAAATACCATTGGCCAAATTTTGATTGTTCTGACCATGGGCATGAGGATATGACGACAGAGCCGCGACATGCATTTTACCACTGGTCTCGGTAACGCCGGTTACCGTTGTCGGCCATTTAGTGGCATTAATGGAGTTATCTGCGAAATCATCATGTAGGGTTTGTGTGTACGACATCGCTTACCTCGCTATGCGCTGGTGTCGAACCACACAGAACCGTTGTTCACCGAACCTGGGTCGACGGAACCGATGTAGAAGTTAACGCCGTCAGCGTCAACATAGGATGAACCGTTGTGAAGACGCATATCGGGGAATTCTCCGGTGGCGACCAGATCGGTAGCAAGCTGTGCCATGGTTCGATTGGTCCACGCACCCGACTTGCGTTGAATGACATCGTCGTTGGTTGCCGACAGCGCAGCGATGTCAGTCAGATCCGAATCGAGAGGCTGTTTGGTGTCTCCGACCGCCTTGACGCCTGCTGGCGTCACAGCTCGAGTGGTATCCGTACCTGTCGTGGTTTCGGCATTCGTAGCAAGCTCGACGATGCCCTTAGCGGTGTCCGTGGCAGCAAGCTGTGCCAGTCCCGCAGGAGTTACGGCTCGTACTGTATCAGTGCCGGTCGTTACTTCGGCATTCGTAGCAAGCTCGACAATACCTTTTTGCGTGGTGGTAGCCGCCAATTGAGCCAACCCCGCAGGGGTAACAGCTCGAGCAGTGTCGCTACCGGTCGTTACTTCCGCATCGGTAGCGAGTTCAACAAGACCACGACGAGTATCGCTGGCAGTCAATGCAGCCAAGGAAAATGGAGTGACCGCTCGAGCAGTGTCTGTTCCTGCGATCGTTTCAGCATCGGTGGCAAGCTCGACGACACCTTGTGCAGTTTCACTGGCACTGCCGATAGATCCCACCACAGATCCGGCGTCGATCGTCGAACCATCGAACTTGGTGATGATGAGATGGCCGGAACCATTCACGGTTGCACTGACGATCGAGTTGGCCTCGATTTCCAGCGTTCTTTCTGCTGTCAATACGGTAACAGTAGCCACGAGACCACCCTTCTAATCGTCTGAGCTGATCGAATATGAGTCAACACCGACGGAAACCACAGTAGGCCAGGTAATCTGAACAACAGTTGCTTCCAGGTACTGAATAGCGTCGGCAGGACCAGTCACGGTAAACGTATCGTCTTCGTTGTCCTCGACCTCGAGCGTAACGATGACGTCAAATATGGTGATCAATTCGGCCAGAGTGGGGATTCTCGGCGGAGTCGATGCAGTTCCATATAGAACGTCCTCGACCGCGGCCAAGGTAATCGGATGAATATCGCGAGAATCAATAATGATGTGGGCCGACTGTGAATATCCCGACATCGCCACCGGACGAGTGGTGATGTTCCAGCTGAAATTCGTCGGTTCTGTCGATTCAGCAATACTCTCACGACTGAGTTGCGACGGAGATACCAATGCGTTGTACACGATGTGCAACTTATAGCCGTGCGAAACGCCGTCAGTATCGTTACCCACCATGGTTCGGTAGGAAAGTCCAAATGACTTTCGCCGCTGCTGAGCAAGATACAGACCGGGTCGAACCGTCGCAGTACCGTCGCATTGCGCGAATTCCGTAGGATATGTGTAAGCCTCAATAGTGGCGGCGAACTCCTCCGCAGAGGACACATTCAGATACTTCACACCATCCAAGTAATACGCTCGTGGTTCCCCACCTGATGGAGCCTCAGCGACCGAGGTGAGTCCATTCCATGCAACGCCGGGGGAAGAATCGATATACAGAACACCACGATCAACACCTGCTTCGAAGAAGCGCTCTCCCGCAGCATTCCAATTCAGCCTTGTCATATGAGCTCCTCCTCTCAGCCCCGAGATCCTGTTCGTGCTCTACGTTGTGCGTTAAGCTGCTGACGCTGTCGAGCGGCATCACCACGAGACATCTTCTTCTCGGGTTGGTTCTTCACACTATTCACACGAATAAGTGCAAAGAGACGATTCAAATGCCGCGTCTCCCATTCAATCGGAATGTGATATGCAATCATCCAGTAATGAATGATCTCAGCAGTGATAATTTCGCGGTTGCGAGGAGCACTTGGATGATCAGTGAATCGAGTAGCCGTTTGTTTACCGTTAATGTACTCGTTGATGTCATCGAAGTTCTTTTGCGACAAGTGGAGAAAAATCTCCGGAGGAACATCAGGAGTCAATGTCATGGCCTGAATGTACCACAACGTTTCTTCGCCAGTCTTTTCTTCTGAACTAAGAAACGGCTTCTCGAATCGTGACTCCCATTTTGACAGTGAGACCAGAGAGTGCTCTAGCTCCAACGTATAAACCGTTGTTACGAACGAATTCGTCGATTCGTCGAAACGTTCGGACATAGGCACATCGATGGTAAGCACTCTCTGGTCTCCTTTCTCTGTCTTACGCGAAGGTGATGAGCCAGTCGTCGTCCGTGACGGCCGGGAACTTGTAGCCCTGCGCCGGAACAGCATTGACGACGGTGTTGGCCGTGATCGGACCGTACGCACCCGCCGGAACAACCTCGCCGTCGATCATGTAGATGACGCCGGTAACAGACGGGATCGTGATGATGTCCGTCGATGCGTTGTAGGTCGGAGCCGTCGGCGTCGCCGTGACGATGGTTCCAGTGAACAGCGCCATCACCGCAGCCGGCAGAGGAAGGCTCGGGTCCGTGCCCACCGTGCCGTAGAGCAGATCCTCGAGCGCGGCAAGCGCCAGCACGTCAACCTTGGTCGAATCGATGACCAGACTGGCCGTCGGCTTGTAGGCGACACCACCAACCGTTCCGACCTCGACCGGCGTTGTCGTGAGCTCCCAGCTGAAAGTGATAGCTTCCGGCGAGTCGTTGATGGACGCGTAAGCCTTCTCCGACGGCGCTGCCAGAGCGTTGTAGATCAGATGCAGCTTGTATCCGTGGTCGGTGCCGGCCAGATCGTTCCCCAGCCGCGTGCGGTAGGACAGACCGAAAGTCTTGCGCGTCTGCTGACCCACGTAGACGCCACCCTCGTGTACGAGCATGCCGTCGAACTGAGCGAACTCGTCCGGGTACGTGTAGGCCTCGATGGTGGCGCCGAATTCCTCGACGGACACCAGACTCAGGTAGGGAATGTTGTCCGCGTAGGTCTTGGTGACCTCCGCACCGGTCGGCGACTCCGTAACGGTGGTAAGACCGTTCCAGGCGACACCATCGTTGAACACACCCGAGCTGTTCGGGATGTACAGGACGCCATGGTCGACACCGGTTTCGTACAGGCGCTCACCGACCTGGTCCCAAAGGAGCTTGGTCATTTACTTCTCCTCAGAAATACAACGTGAACACGTCGTGATTTTGGTTGTTCGCCTTGTAGTGTCGATCATACGTACACAAAGGCAAAGCAGCGATCTTGGCCAGGATAATGCTATCTGGATTCGGATCGATGAGCGTCACTTGGTAACGCTGTTGGTAGGAATATGGACGATTGCCAGCGAACTTTGTGTCCGCATCATCACGTTGATAGACGATGCAGGGGTATTCCATCTGCACGTTGGAGGGTGGCTGGAAATACACCTTCGGAGTGATAACCTTAAATATTGCATGGAGATCAAGCCGTTGGCCCATGATAGACACCCCCCAACTCCAACAGAAGGCGGGGTCTCTGAACCTCAACCGAAGTCACGATCCAGAGAGTCCCCGCCCACCGAATGTAGCGGATGGCATGAAAATGTTCGTTGGCGTAAGCATCAGCGACGATACTGATAGAGTTGCCGACAGAAATATCGAAATTGACTTTCTGATCAGCTTCCAGGCGTCGAGCATTGCGAATGATATCACCGTAATACGGGTATTCCACAATTACATCGACAAATATCCCTGAGTTCGCTGGGCTTTCTATCTGTCCGTCGGCATATCCCACTTCGCCGAAGAACTTAGCCATCGTCTACGTGATGGCTACTAGGCCGACGGACGCTTGAAGGTCCAGGGACCGTCGACCACCGTGTCGGTGAAGAAGTAGCCCGACGCCGGAGTCGCCTTGACGTTGATCGAGGCACCGGCCGACAGAGCGCTCTGCGCACCCGCCGACAGCGTCGCGTTGGTGTCAGCGTTCTTGTAGACCACGCCGGTCACGGACGGGATGGTCACCACGCCGGTGCTGGAGACGAAGCTCGGCTTGACCGGGGTCGCCAGGGTGTCCGTGGACGCCGAGGTCGCCCGAATGACCAGAGCCGCCTTCACCTTGGTCAGGGCACCCGAAACTCGGGTCTCCATCAGGTACTTCAGCTGGTTGTAGTCGATGTCGAAGTCGTCGAACAGGTTGACCTCGCCGCCCTTGTCGGCGCCGATGTTGTAGTCCTGCAGATTGACGATGATACCGATGAGACCCGAGACCTCGTTCATCGGTTCGACGGTGACGATCCGGTCGACACCCAGCGCCTCGGCGACCTCGGCACGGTTCTTGTAGTAGCGCCGGCCCTCGAGGTCCTTGGCCTTCATGAACTTGTTGAGGTTCTTGATCGTGGTGTAGAAGGTCGGCGTACCCGTTCCCTTGTAGAACTCCATGCCGTCCATGACGGCATCCACGACCTCCTCGTAGTTCGAGTTGGCGTCGTCCACGTTCACCGTCAGAGTGGTGACGTAAACCTCGTGGTCGTTCGCGATGGAACGGATGCCGTCGCCCGAGGACGCACCGATCGGGTCCTTGATCTTGTCCTCGTCGGACACGTCACGACCGTCGCCGATCAGGATGGCACGCGCCAGTTCCTCCTCGAGCATGAGGCGCATCTCGGCCTTGAGCCACGCCACCATGTCGAAGTCGGTGATGTCCAGCAGGTCATCCCGGTCCAGCTTCTGCTTCTTGTAGACCGTGGTCGGGCTCGTGGTCCGCTTGGTGACGCCGAACCACTCTTCCTTCTTGTAGTTGCCCTTGATGTAGCCCTTGGCACGGGCGTCGTCCTGGGTCAGATCGGCCACGAGGGTCTTCACCCGCGAGAACGGCGTGTGACGGGTGCCGTTGAGAACGTCAGCCACCCACTCGGTACGCCGCTTGTCGAACTCGGGCGTACCGGTGATGTTCCGCGCGTCCGGGAACAGGACCGAGATGTTGTCGATACCGTGCGCGAGCGCGTAGTTCGTCACGGCGTCCTTGAAGGAACCGATCTTCATGGCCGAAGCCACGATCCCCTTCACGTCCTCGTGGGACAGCGTGTGCTGCTGGGCCGAACCTTCGCCCTGGTCGTTCTTCGTCTGGTCGAAGACGTTTCGCATTTCGTCGTTTCCTTCCTGGTGGGCGTCGCCCTCGTTGGTGGCCGAGTGTTCGGCAGAAGCAGCGGCGGCCCGCTCGAGCGCCGCGCCGATCATGTAGTGGAGGACGTTCTTTTCCTTCTCGGACATCGCGTCGTAGATGTCCTGGATGGTCTCGCCGTCGTCTTCCGCGTCGTCCATGTTGTCGCCATCGGCATGCTCGACGGTGTCGTCATCCTCGTCTTCGTCACCTTCATCCTCGACGAACTCCAAGAGCTCACCGCTGTGGATGATGGCCTCGTCGTCCAGCTCCGTCACATCGTCCGGATCCGAAGTGTGCTGAATCCGAACATAGTCGATCTTCGCCCCGGGATTGGCACCGGCGAGGACGAGACTGACCTCACGGATGTTGCCGTGGTGAACGACCTTGGACTTCTCCACGAGCTGATTGGCGTAGATCGACAGCTTGTCGATGTCCTTGTGCTGGACCAGAAGCTTGGCGTTCTGGCCCTGCTTGGTCGTGTTGAAGTAGCCGTGTGCTCGAACACCATCGGGAACAACCTCGAGGATGGCGTGGCCCAGAACATTGTCGGCACTGTTGTGACCGTGCTGCCAGACCAACGGAACCTGCTGCCCGTGCATGTGCTTGAAAGCCTCGGGCGTGATGATCCGATCGTCGGAGCACTTGAGACCTGCCTTGGTGGCGTACCCGCTGAAATCGGGTTCCATTTTGACAGTCTCCTCTCTTACTTGTCGTTTGACTTGTTCCGTGCTCCGACGGAGCCCGTATTGCGAAGTCGTCTGATCCGTTCTTGAATGGCTTTGACCTTATCGCTCAGATCTTTGACTCGCTCTTCAAGGATCTGGTCTTTGTTCTTGTCGTAGTACTTCTTCGAAGCTTCTGCCGCAGCATCTTTCTGCTTTTGTGTCTTCTTGTCGTACTTGGATGTTGGGTCGGATCGCTTCTTGTCTCGGTACTTTTCGACAGTATTCTTATCGACACCGCTACGCTTTTGCGCAGCTTCCACCAACGCCTTGAGAACTTTTTGAAGTTGGTCAAGCTTTGCTTGAAGCCTGGTCGCTCGTTCTTCTAGCTCTTTGTGACGCTGAGCTCGGGACTTTTTAACAGGAGCCCTGCGAACCGGCAATGCTTTGACCGGTTTGGTGGACTTTCGAGACGGTAGTGCTTTGACCGGTACAGGCAAAGCTTTTTTCTGATTACCTACCAATTCTCTGGTGCGGAGATAATACTCACGGCGTTTTACCGGATCGTATGCGTGAGTGAAAGACATCACGGACCCAGATCAGTCAACATACTGTCCACTGCCAACTCCATCTGATCCATTTGCGCCAACGCAGAATCGAGAGCTTGGTTGTCGTCTTCGACAACCTGACCTTCGATCGTAGGTATGTTGGACGAGGGAAGTTGGTTGTTTTGTGGCATGTTACTGTTGACGAGCTGATCTGCCTTGGGGTCCTTGGAGGGCTTCCAGCCGATCGCTTGACGAATATCGTTGGACGAGAAGATCTCGTTACGAGTAAATTTGTCAGCGATCTCGGCAATGTCAGCGACAGGAACCAACTTGAACGGATCACGGAACGCCATGATGGACTGCCCTTGCGAACGGGCAGTTTTGGTCAGGAAGGTACGCTTCATTGCTTCTACAATAGATTGAATGATCGGATCGATCGTTCGATTGTAGTAGTTCTTCATGGCCTTTTCATCGGCAGTGCCGTTCATTACTTCTGGTGTCAAGCCCAGTTCGGCATACAGCTTGTCCGTAAGATACTCCACCTGCTTCAACAGGTTGTTTTCTACTGGACGATTGAGCTGCGTGATCTTCTCTGTTCC